TTCTTTGAACTACTGTACGAAGAACTCCTCCGTTAACCATACTTGTAGAAACATCAACAACTTCTAAACCATTTTTCTCAAAGAGATATTCCATTGAGAGCAGAGAGTGATAACCAATATGCTCGTGACAAATATTGTCATAAGCGTTGTTCTTCAAAGTAGCTAAAATATAGTTTTGCTGGATTGTAATGACGCCATCATCCTTAAGCAAAGAAACCATGTCAGCAATTAGCTGATTTGGATTCTCTACATCGTAGAACATCGAAATAGCAGTGATAATATCAAACTTAAATCCTTTTCCTAAAATAAACTCAATTTTTTCCTTATTAAAAAAATCATTAATAATAAAGTCAGCTTTTGGTGTAGCTTCGACACAGAGCTTCTTAATTGGGTCAATTCCGACTTTAAAATCTTTTGGAGCATAATTAGACAAGCCTTGACCATCATTACTTCCAATATCAAGCACAGTAACAGTCTCTCTGTTAATATAACTTTTAGCCTGATCAGCGATGTCTTTTAAGTCCGCCTTAATAGTGTCGTTTACACCACTTTTAAATCCATAGTTCTCGGTGTACATCTCTTCAAAAGGAGCTGCCTCAGCTAACTGACAGAAGTGACACTTGGCACACTTTAGCATTTCAAGAGGATACTTCTTTGGTTTTAAATCATCTTTTCTAAAATCAGAAAGATACTGGTCTCCAAGATTAATTACTAATTGTAAGTCCTCAGAGCCACAAGCTCTGCATTTAGTTATTTTCATTTTCACCCTCCAGTAGCTTCTTAAAATTAAAGTACAAATCCCATAGTGGGAATCTCTCCCCATCTTTTTCTTTCCAGTATTTTAGAGCCTCATAAATATTTTTTCTAAACTTAAGAGTCTCTTCTGGAGTTTCTACTTTTGGTCTAATAGAGGAGTTCTCAATGGAACCTTTTATCTCAGAGATATATTGATCGCTGTTAGCAATATCAACAAACATTGAAAAAGATAAGGTTTTACCTTCTCTAGATATTCTGTCTGTCAACTCTACGTGTTCCATAGCATTGTGGAAATTTTCATCAAATCCACCAACTTCAGCGATTACCTCCCTTGTGTAATAGCAAAAGGCTCCAACGGAGTCTGGGTAGTAGGCTACTTCACCAGGGATTGGTAATCGCTTGCCAATATTAATAGGGCCATGGAGAGCATAACAAAGATTGTGAAAGCCATACTCTCTGGCCACTTTAATATACTGAGGAATAGCGAACTGGTTTCTTATGAGAATATCATCCTCACAAATAAACAAGTCCTCACACCCTTCCTTAATCATTTCTTTAAGGAGGATATTTTTCGCTTTCGAGCAGCCACCATTTTCTTTTTGGTGGATAATCCTAATTTCTTTAGGAAGTTTTGAATAAATTTCTTGATATTCTTTTTCATATTCTTCTCCTGATCCATCGTTGACCACGACGATGAAGTCCACACTGGACTTAGTATTTTTAATAATGTGGTCAATACATTGTTTGAAATAGGCAGGGCGATTGTAGGTAGTTACTCCAAGTCCGCATTTCATAGGTTTTCTACCTCCTTTAGGAATTTGGTAAATGCTGTAATTTTAGCAATTCTGTTTGTTGTGGTGTCGAATTTTTTGATGCCTGCTTGTTTCTCAAGAGCCTTAATCTTTTCACTAACAGCTTCTGTTGAATTAGCAATTTGGCCATCACCAATAAGGTGGTACATATAATCTTCGATGATGTTGATTTCACTCTGGAAGCCACCATCTTTGTCATCCCACATATTGCCGAGTTCAAAATACTCAACAGTAAATGGTTTGTGATTAGTATTTTTGTAATCTAAGTAGGGAACAGGGACTTCAGCGCTATTAGCAGTCTGAGTAGTGTCAACTTTCTGAGGTTCTGCTTTTGGGCTTTGTGATGGTTCGGTATTGGCGGACCTGAATGTGCTATCTATCATTTGAGAATTTTTTATTCCCAGCGACGTATTCACCAATCTCTTTAATAGCTCTAGTATCACCATTTCTATGGGCTTGAATCAATTCTTTTCTCATGCTTGCTTGAAGAGGACTTTCGTGACGAATGTTATACATCGTCCTCTCAATTTTTCGAGCTTCTCCTGGTGGGGCGTTGCGTAATTGGCTTTGTAATAGAGAGAGATCTGCTTGTCTACCTTTGTCCATAGTAATTAATACTAGCACAAATCTTATTAGGCTGTAAAGGAACAAAAAGAACGGAGGTGATCAGTCTCCGTTCTCTTAGTTTCGTTGTGACGCGATACTAGGCAGTAGCACCAGTAACTAGTTTAATCAACCAGTTGCTGTTTAGTGTTTTGACTGCATAGACCCCAGCCCATGATGCGAAACTCACTCTTCCAGCAGGGTTACCGCTGTCTGGTGAATTAGGCACGATGTATAGACGAGGCATATCACCACTCAAGTCGAAACAGCCGAAGGCATCGCTGCCGTGGATGTAGTTAGAGTAGGTGTCGACAGCTGAAGAAGTTGCGGTTTGACCTTTTTCGGTGTAACCATCAATGTTGTTCAACCATCTGACTTGATAGAGCTCACCCATTTCACCAGCGTACAATTTCTTAACGTCAGAATACACTTTGGAGTTAATCCAAGTGCTGTCGTTCAAGAGATCAGCTTTGGTATATGGTTGTGCCTTACCAAGATACATACCGTCTGAATAGGTAGGAGCTTTGTTGATTTCCAAAGTTCTAACAGTCTGACGAATGATTGATGCACTTAAAACATCACTGGCGGCAATGGTACTAGCAGTTTTGCTGTTAGGGAAAGCGGTGGTTGCACCACTCTCTAATTCATTGCGAACCAATCTGTTTAAAGTCTCTCCCATGTTTTGACCTAACAACTCGATTTTCTCTTTGTTGTTGACGTCAATAGAAGTCAGGGTTAAGAACTTAGACATTTTGAAAGTTCTACCATATTCGGCCAAGGTAACATCTACGTTACAGGAAGTGATGTTACACACAGATGGGTTGTTACCTTCAGTTAAAGTTGTGGTATCAATCGTTTGACCGTCGTAACGGTTAAAACGAAGGACTTTGCCATCGCCTTGACTGTGGGTTCTCATCTGAGCACCCTCTTTTAAAATTAAAGGATATTCAGCTCTTTTGAGAAAAACTTTCTCATAGTAGGTGGACATCTCTTTGGTTAAGGTTGAGGTTGTTTCAACTGTTCCCATAGTATTGTTTCCTTAGTTAATATGTTTTTACTAAAATACCTTGCCAAGCTTAGCTTCCATCTCTTCAATGCTTTGGTCCTTAAATTCCTTGGTTACTGGGGCTGGATTAGCACTAGGTCTAATCGCGCCACTGGCAACTTGTTGAACTAAGTTCCTCTTCTCGCTACTTGTAACGCTCTCGCCAGCTTTCCTATAAGGCTTCATCAGTTTTGTAACTGTTTCTCTGAGGGAAAAGTTGGGACTAAGTCTGTGTCTAGCTTCAACAGATTCGGTTATGGCGTCAGATAAATCTGGGTCATAACTATCGCTGTTTGGATCCAGTTCGGGATATTCCCTCACCACATCCAACGCTTCCTGTTTAAGCTGTTGTTGGCTTAAGATCGCCTTTACAGCCATCTGGGCATTTTGCTGTACGTCGCGCTGATAGTCCTCGTATGATATTTCGCCATTTGTGTTTGGCTGGGCAAATCGCCCTTGACTAGGACTCGGCATCGGCATATTTATCGGAGAGAAAGGATTGGTTTCATTCTCCTGCATTATGCTGTTCACTTTTTCCTCAAGTTGAGAAGCTTTAAGTCGCTCTTGCTTGAGTTCGCTATTAAGTTGCTTGATTCTGCCTTGAGCAGATTTCTTGCTAACCTTGTCAGACTCTTCAGCTTCTGGTGCTTCAGGCTCCTCGGCTACGTCAGCCTCGGATTCTTCAGCAACCTCCACTTCAGGTTCTGGTGTGTTCGTTTCAGTGGTTGGCGCTTCCTCTGGGGTAGATACACTTTCTACCGTTTCGTTTTCCGCCTTTAGTTCATCGGGCATTTCTGTCCTTTCGAGCTAACTGCTAACGCACCTGTAAGTAATGCGAGAATACTTAAAGACTCTAATCCGTCGATTAGGTTCTTTATAGGCACGTGGAAAAGCAGTTAACCACGGGCCTATATAAAACCCAATTCTTTTCTTGTTTTAATGAGCGGCATACCATCTTCTCTTATGCCAACAATCATATATTTGTTTCCGATCCAGATTGCGTGCTCTAGGTCGCAGCTTCTACATACTAAGTAGTAGCCTTCCTGTCTCCATTCGTGATGCCCCTTAGGTATAAACTTAAAACTAGGGTGGCTCTCGATATCTCCAGATTCAGAAAGAGGTTTTATTAATTCCTCTTCTTCTTCATTTTTCTCCTCGTACTGCTTCTGCTGCATCATTTGTTTTGTTCTTTATTCTGATTATGTAGCTTTTTACTATTTCTTTAACAACTGCGGATCTGCCAATATCTTCAAAACTTGCTCCTGCCTCCATTTGAGTTGCTAAGGAACCCTCCAGCTCACTAATAATTGCGTCCATTTCATCCACGATTAGCTTCCATCCACTTGTATGCGAGAGGTCGCTCAAGACTATTTCTTCTTCGCTATTTCCTCTTTCTCTTGCCTTATCCTCAACAAGTTTCTCGTAAGGACTTTGAAATATTTCTGGCTTTATTGCTGCATCAATCATTACATCATTCCTTGTGGTGGCATACCTTGTGGCATTTGTGGCATTGCTCCTTGTGGAGGTTGAGGACTGCCTTGCATTGGAGGAACTTCACCTGGGTTTCCGCCGCCGCCCTGCAACTGTTGCATAAATGCTGAAAATTCAGTGTTATTCTTTTCAATTACTCCAGCAATGTTCTTATCTGATTCTGGGTTGTAATCAACTAGAATCTTTTGCCATCCTTGGAGTCCAGAATTAGCTACAATCTTGGTTAAGAGTTCTGTTAAGTCAATCTCTTTTCCATTTTGCTTCAACATCTCAACAAGTTGTGGTTGAGTGGTTACTAGGTTAAGCAAACTCTCTAGGGATTTCTGTGTGGTCTCTCTATCAATCTGGTAGGTAGAGCCAGAGACAGTTTCATAGTCGTACATTGTTGAGTTAAAGTCTTTAGACTTAATTTTCAACACGCCTGTTTGTGGGTCGTACATATCGTTAATTTCTGGATATGACATTGCCATCGACTCAATCTCTTTTCTAAACATACGCAAGGTTGTGGTGGATTTTTGATTCTTCACAATCAGATTAGCGAATCTTGAAAAGACTTCGTTCTGGAAAACTTCCATATAGTGTCTGTCAATGTTGTCTCTCGCGTTCTCTCTGCGCTCATGCATTTTGAGAGCTTGTGGAGTCTTGCCAAAGCCTGGGTCGGTCTTTTCATTAACGGCGGTATCAGTGGTTCCAAAAATGTTTAGCAAAGAAGCATTTACAATACTAAAAGCACTATTGAAAGTAGAAACACCCTGTGGGGCTAGAGCTAGAGTTCTAGCAGCGTTCTGGATGTTATTTCTAACCAGCCATTTAGCAGAAGCACCGTATTTGATACTTGAAGCGTCTGCGATGCTGTCTTTGTTGATAAGTACTGGTGGGAAAATGGAAACTTTAACAGCATCCATATACAAATTCCAGAGTGAGTTGCCAGTCTTGGCTAAACTCATACCTCTTTCAAAATCACCAAAGCCAAAGAAGTCACTCAGAAGTGGCATTGAATATTTGCCAACAACTGGGAGCAATCCATTGTCTTGTGGATTTTTTTGATCTCTCATTACAAGTTTAGCTTGAGGAACATAGTCAACCCAGCGATCTCTCTCGTACATAGAGAGGATTGAGTAGTAGCCGCCACTCTTGTCAGTAGATTGACTTGGATATTCTTTATCTTCTCTGACATCTTTTTGGTCTTGAGTCTTACTGGTACTATCTCCAGATGATTTTTCTAATTCTGCAACAATTTTATCTAGGTTTTTATAGCCTTCTGGTTTTCTTTTAGCGAGGTCTTTAAAGAACTCAATAGATTTCCAGCTACGAACAATAATGTAGTCACTTGAATTGAGCGAAGTTGCTCCCACCTGTGGGAAAACATCACGCATATTTAAGAGCCACATATCTGGTCCTGCATAGCCATTGGCTTTAACATCCCAGTCTACGAAAGCGAAGAAATTGCCATAAAGGCCAGAGTACATATCCACCATTCTCATTTTGGTCAACAAATCATATTGGGCAGTAGCATTTGGCACGACATATTTTTCAAGGATAAGGTTTAAGAGCTCAGCTCCACCAACATCATCTTGGGAAATACCTTTTAATTTACCAGACCCCATCTGAGCCATCACACGAGCACTGCGATCAATGAGATGATTAGTTAAGCGAGGATCCACTACCTGTGATTTAGTTTTTGAAGAGATCTGGTCATTTAAAACACCGAGGAACATTTCCTCCATGTCGAGCCATTTTTCTCTCTTGCTCACAAGAGAATTATCTGACTCTGTGAATCTACCATTTACGAGTTTTGCGACTGAATCTAGCATATTTTATATAAAAAAAGACACTCTCCCACGGGAAAAGTGTCTACAATACAAATGTTGTACGACCTATATTGGCAATATGATGCGCTTAGTTACAAGATTTGTCAACTTTGAACTTTATTCTCCTCTGAGAAACCATATTAGAAGTTCTTAAATCAACAACACCTTTTTTTACCACGACATTGACAGTGATGGTTCCGTACTTAAGTTCTTTGATCTCCATCTCGATCAACTTGTGGAAGTCTAAGTTTTTTATCATATTTTATAAGAATGTAATCGCTCACAATACCATTATTAATTCTGACAGTGAAGGTGAGCAGTCCCCCGTCAAGTTTTTCAATATCGTCATCAAGGATTTGGTGAAATTCGTAGTTGTGTGGATTAGCTTCAAACATTAGTAGAATCCTTCCGAATCAAAGTAATTTTCACTAGGCAAATCTGACAGGGAAACATTTGAGGATGGTTCTTGAGTGAGATAGAGCTGATAAGCAATTGCGGCCGCCATGACCAAATCGTCATGTTTACCAACATCGGCTGTGGCTTTCCATCTACTTCTAGTCTGGACAATAACAAAACTAAACAACTCTTCTATGGTCTTTTTGTCATAAATTTTAAGGAAATGATTATCAATGGCTTCTTTTAGATCAGACAACATCTTTGGTCTAGTGGCTGCGTTAGTTTCCCAGCCAATTTTGTATGGTTCTCTTTCTTCAGAATCTTTGTTGCCATACTCAGGCATCTCAAACATTGTGTATTTGTCAAATTTGTTGAGACGAGACAGGCGTTCCATCTCAAAAACTCCACCATTGTTCCGCTCAAAAGCTACGCAAGGCTTCACTCCAGTTTTATCATAGACTTTCTCTAGGATTGTCTTAATCTTTGGGGTCATTTCAGTAGCTGTGATATTCTCACAATAAACTAGAGGAATGTCATTATTTTGTTTAGAAATAAACTGAGCCACACAGTTGTCAATACCCCCAGCAGCCGTATCAACACCAACACAGAAGAACTCTCCTTTTTTAAGTGGTCGATATTGTTTAATAATTTCAATCGAAGTCATAGAATCCATATTTAAAGGTTTTTATTGGGTCAATCGATTCTTTCAGATATTTTTCCAGAGCTTCCTTCTTAAAATAGGTATCACCAGACGCAAGGAAAGCTTCCATCCAGTTTTCTGGGTATTCCTGCTGGTAATCTCTACCAAGCTCAAGTTTTTTGTTGGCTAAGAACTCAGGTGAGTAGAACTCACTGGCTCCGTAGAAACTAGGTTTAAAATTTCTCTTTCCGTCTTTGCATTCGACCCAGAAGTCGCGGAAGAATGAATAGCCATTAGCTGTTGTCTCAATAATTGCTTGGCCATCCTCAGTAACCGCTTGGAGAGCAGAGGAGAGTAGCTTCTGCATATTTGGGAAAAACGCCGCCTCTGAGAGATGTAGATTAGTGATTGTTTTGGAACGGCCAAATTCAACGTTCTGAGCTGTTCCGATGGTGTACTTACTCCTAGTGTCTTTGTTGTATAGTTCATTTTTTGTATTGTATTTAAGATTAATCTTAAACCCTTTCTTTGCTTCGTAAGATTCTATATAAAGTTTGACACGCTCCAGCAGGCCCTCAGCATTTTCGCGGTTATCAGCCACAATAACACTGTGAGAAAAGTCCTTGAGTAAAAAATCTGTGGTAAAAATTGCCAGGATTAAAGATGAAAATCCCTGCTGGCGAGCTTTTAAAATTACGTTGCGATGTTCATCTGCGTCTGCTGAAATAAAGCGGTCTTGAATCTCATTAAGCTTAAACGGAATTAACTCGTTTTTCTTATTGGTGATATCGAAGTAAGTCTCGATGAACTTTTTATATCCAGGCTTGAACACAAATCTATCGTAGCACGAAAAAAGGCGAGCTGTAAAGTAACAAACTCGCCTCTCTCCTGATTCATCAGCGGACTAAAAAGGAATCGTCTCATCAACACCATCGGTTTTTGCAACCTCGATGTTAAGTTCTGACTTGTCCACGGTTGCTGGAGCAGCACTCTTCATAAATGGGTCAGCATTAATGAGGAGGGCATCCAAGTCCACGTTTTGGGCTTTGTCAGCTTCGACAACTGCTTTAGACAACTCTTCTTTAGGATCTGCAATAACATTATAGCGAGTTTGCTTACCTTCGCCAACTTTTTCGATGTTAATGTCGTAACCAGTTGGATCGCCGTATTTCTTATTCTCACTGTAAGCTTTAACAGCCTTGAGAATAGTTTTTTGGGAGATTGACCATACTTGGATATTCTTGGTGTTGTAGTTGTAAGCTTTGATGCTCATAACTTGTTTAACACCGTCTGGACCACATTCTGACAATGGGATTTCCTCATCCATCGCAAATCTCTTTGGAGAACGAGAACCATCATCGTTGTTGAGCCAGGTTTCGTAGTAGAAAAGTGGGGTTCCAAGCATTCTAAGGGTGGTTGTGCCCTTGTTTAACTTAGTATATCTTGAGGTGGATTCAACCTGTACCTCGTCTGGAAAAAATGACATTGCTGTCCTTTCTGTATATTTTGCGCAAATTGTGTAGTTTGTTAATTTGTGTGATTTGCGACTTTATTATTACTTAAATACTACTACTTTTAACTACTTAACACAAGGGCTAATTAGGTTATCTAAAATATGCTTTCCCATTTCTGGAATAACACAATTCCTTAGTAATTTTCTTTTATCTACTCCGACATATTTATCTAAATTAAAACCTAGTTTTTCCTGTAAAAACTCTCTTTCCTTATCTTGTTTGCAGGTTTTTAGCTTCTCAAATTCTCTATGTTCTATTTCAAAATTAGACCAGACGCAATGCCTATGAATTATTAGGCTAGGTTTAATTAGTGGCTCGTAATACGGGATTACATTTTCAACTACAAACTTACCTTTAAACCAAGTATTTAAAAAGATTATTTCTTGATATAAGGACATATCAGGATAAATTGTAACTTTATTCATAAACCTTAAACGGCTATGACTAGGGCAAGGAGGGCTTGACCAGATAAAATCAAACTCTTTGTAATGATCTAATAGGTACTGGTGAGCGTCTGTAACTATGACCTTATCATCTGGAAAGAAGTCCTGATAAATCTTAGCTATGTTTGAATCGTATTCAATAGCAGTAACTTCGTGTCCTGACCAAAGTTTTCTATTCCCACCTATGCCAGCGTATAAGTTTAATATTTTCATTATTCCTTTCTTAGAATAAATTAATTAATAATTCCTTAATAAAGGCATCCTCATAGTATTTATAATAATACCCAAACTTCTGATATGTGACATAAACTTTTTGTTTAAACTCTTCTCCGTAAGGATTTCTAATTTGGAGATTAAAAAGAGTATCTTTTAAACCATTAATAATTTTTGCGACCTCATCTTTTGTAAGTTCGTCAAAATTCTTAGATAATAGTTTCTCTAAATCTATTTGACTAATCACGTCACTGATCTCCTCCAGAATAAACTAATATTTCCTTCTGCTTTTTTTAGAATGATTCCCTTTGAGACAAGCTCAGATAAGACGTTCTTAATTTTATTGGCACTTAGATGTCTTTCATCAGACTTTTTCATTTCCTCATAAATTTGACTAACTGGAGCAGCCATATATTCACCTGGTGGAATAAAAGGCATCAGAATCTCTCCGTCATCAACTTTCTTAGCCTCGTAGGTACTATCAGCGACTTTAAAGTACATTTTCTTTTCAATATCAAACTCAACCACTGAAATAAAAGGCTCATCGTAAAAACGACCATTTCCAACAGAGATTACTCTACGATTGTCAGTTATATCCTCCTCATCAAGTCTGTTAAAAGAAATTATTCCATCAACTTTATCATTTATAGCACCAGAACCTCTAGTATCCTTACCAACAACTCCTCCGTTTTTTCTAGTATGAAGAACCGACACTACGCAAATATCCTCTTTAGTTAAAATACGCAGGGCTTCAATGTTTGTTGAGGTGTCTACACTGTCATTTTCGTCTTGAACTCCCCAGAATTGATCAATGGTGTCAAAAACTACCATCTCGTAGCCCTTTTCTTTACAAATTTTTAAAACAACCTCTAATTTTTGTCTCCACTCCTCTACATTATTGCTCTTTTTAAATGGATTCATTGCAATATCAACAGAGGCTTTCTTAAAATCGTTCTTCTTTTTAATCCAAGAACGCTCATACTCCTCAGAAATGTGTAAAACCTTTGCTGGTTTAATCTTTTTATCAATAAAATACTCGTTTCCATCAGCCATAGCCTTATAAAAACAGGTTAAAAAAGCTGTTTTACCAGTTTTATTATAAGCAGAGAGATTAAATAGACCTCCTTTACAGAAGAAATCTTTAAGAATCCAGTCCTCATCCTGATAGGTGTCTGGTAAATCATTAAAAGGGATAATCTCAAAATCAGTTATTCTCTCGACAATGTTTGGTGTTGAATTAAAAACATTAATTTTAGGAGTATAAAACTCTCTAGCCGTAGCAATAGCATTTTGAATTGGCCTATATAGATAATCTGGTCTCTCCCATTTTTCTCTAACAAGAACTGAAGCGAGCATTATTCTTTTAATTTGTTCGTGGTCCTGAGTGTAAAAAGCTATGTGGTTGGCTAGAGCCTGGTCAGCCGAACTAAGAGATTCATAAGTATCTTTTCCAGCCCCATAGAAAAGTTCTTTAATCTTTTGTCCATTTTTAGCAGAGAACATTTTATCCATTACTTCTCTGTCAGAAAAATTAACAATGCTTTGCTGAGGAGCTATGTAATCCTCTTTTTTAGGAAAAAATTTGTTTTCAAACCATTCCAGTGACTCCTGCCTATCATTTATGGTTGTATTGCTGCCGAAAGAGTTTCCAGTGACAGTAAAGAATCTTTCAGAGTCATAAAACTCTAAGTCCATTTTAGTGTTTTTACATTTAGTAACATTCTTTTTAGCTTTGATGTAAATATGACAGCCAGTTCCTGATGGACTTTTTTCAGAATAAGAATCAAATTTCTTTAAGATCTCCTTAGCGACATTTACTCTTTCTGGAGTTTCAATGTGGTCTATATCAACCCCCATTATTGGGCATCTAGTGTGGTCAAAAACAAAACCTATCCCATCAAATCCTCCAGCATTAAAGACTTCAACAGTCTTGTCAAAATCAGCCCACTTCTTCGGATCGGTAGAATCACCGAGTCCTTTAGTATTTGGATTATATAGAACTTTAGTATTTTTACCCTCTACCTCCTTAAAACGCCAGAGTACCCATTGGGGGTATTCCTTCATTTCGGATGGTATTTTTTCTAGGTTCATAACTACTTTCCAACAAAAAACCAGCTATTTACTGGATACAGGTCAACAAACTTGTGCAAGCTATTGCTGTACCCAGTAAAGAACTGGTTGTTTGTTTGTTGACTAATCCCGCTTGCACGTAGGGATGCTAGCTTTCGCTAGACGGTCTTAAATTGTTAATAGATTAAAAGTACTCCTTTTAAAAATAAAAGTCAACAGTATCAAACTAGGTAAAATAAAAGAAAAAAAGAACCAAAAAAAGAAAACCTGTTACTTGTATCAATCTAAAATGGAGTAATTGAGTAAAAAAAGTGTTCCCCCCCTTAAACCCCCCGTGCCACCTGTGTCTGATGTTTGTTTATGGTTCGACGATCGAAAATCCTTTGGATTTGAGAGCGGAGAACAAACTCTTATCGTGTTACTAGTGTTACTAGTTACAGGTCTATTATAGGCATAATGGGAGAGAAATGTCAAACAGGGATAAATCTGTGTTCTCCATTCTCAAAATTAGGGAATTTTTCGACTGTCGAACTATACAAAATATCCTAGTGACAGTTGCTTTGTGTTGGAGTTTTATGCTAATGTTAAGTGTGACTAAAAAGCTAACAATAACCAAAATCAAATCCCAGCTTTGGAAGCTAGTCTCCGCCTACATAAAACGTCGTGACAACAACACTTGTTGGCATTGTGGCAAGACCTACGACGGCTCAGGCCTCCACGCGTCACACATCCTCCCCAAAGGCCAATACCCTAACTACGAATTCTGCAGCTGGAACCTAAAATCCCTATGTATGCACTGTCATCTCAACTGGTGGCATAAGTCAGCAATCGTTGCAGCCAAGTGGTTAGAAATAGATTATCCAGATGTTTACAAAAAAGCTATGGAAATGTCTGATCCAGAAGTATACAAAAGCTATCCAAAACAGACTCCAGAAGAATTGTTGAAGCTAAAACTAAAACTTGAAAACACTTTTTAACTACAAAATTTTTCCCAGCTAAATTTTCTTGACAAAGCCCCCTCCTCTATCATAAATTGATTATGTTTTCTCTTTAGGGCTTAAAAACCCTTTCTCTTTTGGGAAACATACACACGGCGCCCCTGCCACGAAGTAACACAAGTACCACCCCGTAGGGGAGTTTGTAATCTCCTATAACATTTTTATTTAGGCCTTAATTGAAATGAGGGGCAGGGACATGCGGGACAAGATACTCTCTATCTAGATAGGGTACGGGTGGGGTAAGCAAGAGGTACCCCCTGCCACTTGTTATACATACTTAACAAGCTGGGAGTAGGGGAGTAACACCCCCACTATACTATATATTATATTCTTCTTTGTCTTTTCTTAGGTCATTAAGCACATTGACTTGTACTTGTGTGTTTGGCTTAGTGATTCCACTACGGTCTAGCACTTCAATTGCACTATCTAATTGTATTCTTTCAGAGAGAGATTCTTTCATTAAAGTAGTTACTTTGTTAACCGCTTCATAAGAAGTAGCTTGTAATTCCTTCTTAGCCAAGGCGACCGTTTGCTCGTGCCACTGATCAAGCTGCTCTAATATAATTGGATAATTCCTAAGGCGTTTGTACAAGGCGACATCGCTTATATTCAACAGCTTTGCTGCCATCATTTTATTATTGTTGGACTGTAACAAAGCGCTCATCGTCTGTTTAATCATCTTTTGCTGTTTTGGACTTTTGCGAGTTATAAGCTGGCGTTTTGGCTCCACGAACCTATTAGGCGCAGTGGTGGTCAATTCTTTACCCTTTAAAGCCTCTCTTGCGGCCAATTTTGGGTCTATCTTAGTTGTAATGGGCGAATATGGTGCTACTGGGTCTTTTGACAGGATTTTAGTCATATCAATAGCATAGACTTTTTATGCATTCTTGTAAAGTTGTAATTGCCTATTGCAATGCATCTGTTAAGTGGTAATATAGAGATATTAACAAATATGAATCACTTAGATTCAGGCGTAAATGCCAGAAGGTAAAAATATATGCAAAATGCACTCATAATCAAAACAGGATATACCGCGGGAATAAGCGGGAACACTGGCGAAATCTTTTGCTTAGTCCAAGCTCATAAGCAAGGATTTTCAACTTATTATTTTAATGGAATGTATGGCTCAGAGTGGAGAATTAAAAAATTGTTAGAGACTCAGGGCTGGAGAGTTCAGGTAAATAGTGGTTATTATGGTCGCTTGACTGCTAAGGAAGCAAAAGGCGCTATAAATGAGTATGCAATGATTGAGTTATTGAAGGAGACCAAATAATGCTAGGTAAAAATCAAGATCAAACCACTTGGATGCTCAACAAAGAGCGCTTTGATGACGAATTGAGCGACATCTATGACTCAATGGATAAAGCAATCAAAGACTTGCGCGAAGAGCATAAGAAATGGAAAAAATTAATAAAAACTAATAAGAAGGTCAAATAATTATGAAAGCAAAAAGCAGATTAAAAAAGAAAACAATTAACAAATTAACATGGGCGCTCATTATAGCCACCTTAGCGACAAGCATCGCTATCGCCACCTTGTTCGGATACATTGAAAAGATGGATCAGGCAAGCCTTGAGCGATTAAAACAAGCTTTTGTTATTGAAAAGCCTGTGCAAGCTATGGCTATTGTTACGCCAACAGTTACATTCACACCAAGAGCCAAGACCATTAAGCTAATAAACGCTAATCCTGACTTATCAGCCAAGATTAAGACTGTCTTTGGCTCTGAGTGGACTTATGCTGCCGAATTGATAGCCCGTGAATCCTCTTTTAACAAGTACGCAATCAATCCAAGCTCCGGCGCTTGTTCATTAGCTCAAGCCCTACCATGTAGCAAAATGGCTTGCACCTTAGACGATGAAGACTGTCAACTCTTATGGATTAGAGACTATGTTATTGCGCGCTATGGAGGAATTAAGCAGGCTTTAGACCACCATAATTTAAAAAATTGGTATTAAATGAGATGAGGGACTTATAAATTAATAAAAGGATAAAAAAATTATGTCACAACCACTACAAATCGCTGACTTCAATGACTACGTAAATATTGTTAAGGCTGATGAGAGAAAGAAACGAAATGAGGGGCTTGGAGCTACCATTAGCGAGCTGAAGCTCATCAACAAATCACACAAGCTCAAATATCTAACTCCAGAGGAGGAAGCAGAGCATATGCGCGAAATGGGAGAGGAAAATTTATAATGCTAGAAATTAAAAGATTCTTTTACAACTTTGATGGAGATTTATTTGGAGTTGATGAAGAAAACATGTTCGTGCAAATATATAGCGTTAGAGTTGATTATCTTAATAGAGACTCATTATCAATAGATGATTATGACTTTGTTGAAGAACTAGAAAAAAAGGAGCTACAAAATGTTACAAACTAACCTAGAAAAAGCATCTATGACTATTGAAGAGATCAAAAATAGAATCGAAAACGACCGTATAAGCGACCTAGACCCTGAGCAACTAGTGAAAGAGCTATTAACAATTAAAGCATCAATAGACGAGGCCGTTGAGATGTATGAGGAAACACAACTATGTCAATAAATATATGCCCGACCTGTGGAGCTATGATAGACGAAGATTTTGATGTTGAACATTACGAGGTGTGCCAAGCTGAATTAGAAAAGTGGGAAGAAGAGCATAGCAGCGTAAAAGAGGAGGCTTAAATGTACGCTGTTATTCTAGTGGGTTTAATATTATTAATTAGGAAAATGAAATGAGGGACTAAATTTATGATAAATGGAGATAAAATTTTTGCTTATAGCTGGAATAGCTGTAGTGAAATAGACAATTTAATAGATTATTTAAACACTCAAAAATTAACAAAAGATCAATACAAAAAATTAGAGCAAATGTTTGATAGCTTAATTAGTGCTTATAGTGGAATGAAAGAAGAAGTTTGGGGGGATGATGTTTAATATCATTCTTAAACAAAAAATGGCAAGATTCAAAAAGTTGAATAGAATCTTTAGAAAAAATTATAGTGGGCCGGTGTTAGAAAAATTAATAGAACTT